TGGGTGGATTATTCGTTTTTGCCTGACCCTGAGGGACTGTTGTACGGGACTGGGTTTGGCAAGCTTTTGGACAGTTTGCAGGCGTCGATTGATACGCTGCTCAATCAGGCGATCGATGCGGGCACATTGGCGAATGCGCCGGGCGGGTTTATCGGCCAAGGCCTGAATATCCGGGGCGGCACATACCGGCTTGAGCCCAATACGTTTAAGATCGTCAATGCGAACGCCGACGACATCCGCAAATCGATCTACACGCATGACTTCCGTGGGCCATCCCCGGTCACATTCCAGATTCTGGACTTGCTGCTTGGTGCGGCGAAGGACATCACAGCAGTTAAGGACGTTTTGACTGGTGAAGCGCCGAGCAATCAGCCGGCAGCAAGCACATTGGCGCTGATCGAGCAGGGTTTGACGGTCTTTACCGCGATTTATAAACGAATTTATCGGGGCTTACGGAAGGAATACAAGCTGGTCTTCCGCCTGAACCATCGTTATCTGAGTGAAGAGCGCTATCGCGAAACGCTCGATATGCCGCTGAAGATGCCACAATTGCCGCAGGGCGTACCGATCCCGCCCGAGGTGCAGCAGCAAATCCGCGAAGAAGCCATGCGCGGCGTCTCGCGCGAGGATTTTGCGATCGGCGATTATGATGTGCGGCCGATTTCTGATCCGTCTGCTGTGACGCAAATGCAACAGCTTGCCAAGGCGAACTTTCTTGCGCAGCGAGCACAGGCTGCGCCGGACCTTTACAATCGGCAGGTTGCTGAGCGCCGGATTCTGGAAGCCGCGCGTATTGAGGGCATTGATGAGGTGCTGACCCCGCCTGCAAACCCGATGGCGGAGATTCAGGCGCAGGGCGTTCAAGCTGAAATCGAAGAGAAGAAGCAGAAGGCGCGTAAGACCGGCGCTGAAGCTGATCTGACCGCAATGGAAGCGAAGGAGAAAGCCTTTGAGCAAGGCGCCATCGAAGGATCAATGGGAGGCATGGCAGGCGAGCCCGATAACGCAATGGGCGATGGCCCAATTGAAGGACCTGGCGGAGCGCCAGAAGCAGCAATGGTTGCGTGAATCGTGGGACGGCGGGACGGCGAATGAAGCCCGCCTGAAGGAATTACGGGCCATGCATGCGGCCCTTTTGCAAGTCGCGACCGATCCATACGAAGCGTGGCTTAAGACGTGGCAGGACAGCCAAGAGGAAGAGAATGAAGACGACCTTCAAGCATAAACCGTGGCCTGCGCTGGCCGAACTCGATCCCGGCATTGAGGCCTTGGAATACAATGTCGTGGTGTTGATGCCTGAAATTCAGGAGAAAACATCGTCCGGCATTATTCTGGCTGACGACACCAAGGACCGCGAATCCACCGGCGAGACTGTCGCCATGATCGCCAGCATTTCCCCGATGGCGTTTTCGTTTGCCGAGTGGCCGCGCGATCGCGATGGCCGCCTGATGTATGAAGATCGCATCCCGCGTGAAGGTGATGTGGTGCGCATCAAGAAATACGCTGGAACCGAATGGAAGGGCGATGACGACCGCAATTATCGCATCGTCAATGACAAGGAGATCCTTGGGCGCCGGCCAAGCGCCAAGGCGGTGAAGATTCCGAACGGCAAGGCGCATGCCCTCGCAGCCCATGAGGCGAACTGATGGCCGACGAACAGCAAGTTTCACCATCCACATTTGAATCCACACAAGCGCCGGCCAACAATGCGCCAAGCGCCGCTGAAAAGGCGCGCTCTGCCGAAGATTTGGCGCGCTCGCTTGGCTGGAAACCGAAATCAGAATGGAAAGGGGATCAATCGCTTTGGTCGCCTGCAGATGTGTTTCTTGAGCACGGCTTCAAGTCTGGCGAACGTTCTCGCAAGGAAGTCAAGGAACTGCGCAAGGGCCTGACCGATCTGCGCCACTTCTACAAGACTGATGCGGAAGAGCGGGCAAACCGGGCGATTGAGCAATTCAAGGCGGAACGGGCGCAGGCGATCAAGGCTGGCGATGTCGATCGCGTCGAAGATTTAGACGGCAAGATTGAGCAGGCCAAGGAAAAGCTGAAGCCGCTCAACGAAGAAGACGAAGACGAGATTTACGCCAAGGCGGAAACCGAAGTCGAACAGATGTTCGAAAACAATCCGCTGGCTGTGGCGTTCTTTAAGGCGAATGCATGGGTGCTTGACGACACCCCCGAAGCCGATCGCGCCTATAAGTGGATGGAGAAATACGGCGACGAATTGCTGGCTAAAGGCAAGACGCCGGTTGAAATGCTGGATGAGCTTGAGCGGGCGCTCAAGAAAATGCACCCGCAGAAATATGCCCAGAAGCGCACGACGCCTGAGAAGGATCCGCGCACAGGGCAATTTACGAAAGGGCCGCCGCCTATGGAGCGTCCCGGCCGGTCGGCAGGACAACCCGGCATGTGGGGGCGTCAAATCCCAATGTCGTATCTGGAAATCGCCCAGCAGGAAGTCAAAGAGGGCTTGTTCGAAAGCGTCGATGCCTGGGGCAAGGCTTTTCTGAAAACAAAGGGAATTGAGGCATGAGCGACGACAACGAAGGAAATGAAGCGCCGCGCCGTGGTCGCCCTCCTCGCGCCGCTGAAGAAGCGCAGCGCCGGCGCAAGCGTGAGGACACCTCCGGCTTTCGCACCCGACTCTGGTACGATCCGTCAAAGATGGATTTCAAGAACTTCCATTATTACTTCGCGGAAGGCACAGACCAGCGCATCCGTGAACTGACGGTGCATGACGATTACGACATCGTGAAGGATGAAGGCACCGAACAATTCCAGCAACATTATGCTGGCGTTGACGCGACCAATGCGCGTCAGAACCAGGTATTGTTGAAGAAGCCGAAGCACTTTAACGAAGAAGATCAGGCCAAGAAGGACAAACGCCGCGACGCCCTCATGGAAGAGGTCAAAGGCGGGAAACCTTTAGGCCAAGAGGATGAAGGACTGAGCGACAAGCACGCCTATGTGCCGCGCCACGTCAACAACAGCCTCGACCGGAACTGAGCCCAGACGGGCTTCGAACAGGCCAGAGCGCCTTTAATTCAGCAGACATAGCCGGGATCGGCGAAACGCATACTCGCGTGGTGCGGGTGTGATTTCTTCTATCTAAGGACTTGAACAATGCCGAACGTAAACGCGGCGTTCGGGTTCCGGCCGGCGCGATACCTGTCTGGGGCCCCTTATAACGGCGCACACAATGTCTATTCCGTACCGTCCTCTGACAGTACGGCGCTCTTCGTCGGTGATCCGGTCGTATTGACTGGCACGTCTGACGCGGAGGGTAACCCCGAAATCACGCGCGCGACTGTCGGCACTTCTGTGACGACTGATCGTATTCTTGGTTTTGTGGTGGGCTTCAGACCAGATCCGCTCTACACGACCTTGCACCGAGCCGCTTCTACGGCGCGAAAGGTGCTGGTTGCGGACGATCCTATGCTGCTGTTTGAAGCGCAGGAAGACGGCAATATGGGTATTACCGGCACTGGCGGCACCTGCCAAATCATCGCCGCTGCTGGCAACACTTACACTGGCAATTCTGGCTTCCAGATCGACTCATCCGAAGCGGCGCAAACTGCGACAGATCAGCTTCTGATCGTTCGCGCTGTGGAATCAGCCGACAACGATCCAACGTCTTCGAACGCGCGCTGGCTCGTGAAAATCAACATGCATTGCTACGCCTTTGGCGTTGCTGGCTACTAAGGAGGGCTGACGCATGACCATTAACAGATCAGCCCACCCAGAAGCTCTCTGGCCGGGCGTCCAAGCGTGGTTTGGACAAAACTACAAAGAGTTGAATCAGGGCTGGGAGACGCATTTCGATAAGCGCTCTTCCGACAAGGCTTATGAGAAGCTCGTTGAAGGCACGCAATTCGGCTATGCGCCTGTGAAGGGTGAAGGCAGCGCTTTGTCGTATGACGATGCGCGGCAAGGCTACACTTCGCAGATCACGCACGCCGTCTATGCGCTTGGTTACGTGGTGACCATGGAAGAGCTCGCCGACGGACAGTACAAAGAGCTGTCCCGTGGTCGTTCCAAGGCACTGGGCCGCTCCTTGCGGGCGACCCGTGAATATGTCCACGCGAACGTGTTCAACCGCGCTTTCTCCGCCTCCTATGTGGGCGGCGACAACGTGGCGATGTGCTCGACTTCGCACCCGACCCGCGCGGGCAATCAGGCCAATCGTCCCACTGTGGATGCTGACCTGACCGAAGCGAGCCTGGAAGACATGGTGATCCTCGCGCAAAACGCGAAGAATGCCCGCGGTCTTCGGATCGACCTGACGCCGCAGCGTCTGGTCATTCCGCTGCAATTGCAATTCACCGCCACGCGGATCCTGAAGAGCCAATTGCAGTCTGGTTCGAGCAATAATGACGTGAACGCGCTGAAGGAAATGGGCCTTCTTCCGAAGGGTATTTCCACCTGGCGCTATCTCGACGATCCGGACGCCTGGTTCCTGACCACTGACTGCGACGATGCTCTCGTGCACTTCGAACGCATGGACATCGAGCTTGAGCAGGACAACGACTTTGACACGAAGAACGCCCGCGCTTCGGCGATGATGCGTTTTTCTTGCGGTTGGGGTGACTGGCGGGGCGTGTACGGCACTCAAGGCGCTTAAGCGGAGGGAAGAAGCATGGCATTGACCAACTACTTTCCTGGCGTAAGCACCGGCAACCCACGGTCTGGGGGCGGGGATAAAGAATTCCCGATCCCGAACGAACTGACGCATACGTGGTGGTATGACGACTTCCATCGTTATGTTTCAGGCGACTGGACGTTGACGGAAACGCAGGCTGGTGCAACGCAGGCTCTGGCGACAGGGCATGGCGGCCAGCTTCTGCTGACCAACACATCCGCAGACAATGACGTGGTTAGCCTTCAGCTTGGCACGACATCGTTTGCGTTTGCGGCGGGCCGTAAAGCGTGGATGGCGTGGCGTGTGAAGGCGTCGGAAGCGACGGATTTTGAATTGTTGCTGGGCCTTCTGGCTACGGACACTTCGCCGATCGCTTCTCTCGCTTCAGACGGAGCGTATTTCTACAAGGCTGACGATGCGGCAACCTGGGCATTTCATACGCGGGCTTCGTCTGCGGCTGTTGTGACCCAGAGCGGCATTGCCACCTTGACGGCGAACACGTTCCAGAAGCTTGCGATGTATTATGACGGCCTGAGCACAATACAGCTTTGGGTGGACGATGTTCCGGCCGGCACAATCAACGCGGCCTTCGCTTCGCTGTTCCCGACGGCTGATCTTCAAGTCACCATGGCGTGCCAAGCGGGCGCCGCGGCGGCAAAGACGATGACGGTTGATTACGGCCTCGTGCTGTTCGACCGCGCTTAAAGCAGGATAGGCCCACACAATGTCAGAGACGTATTCATACGTTCAAGGCAGGGTGTGGGCGGTCTGCGACCGCTGCGCCCGCAAGCGCGATCATGCGACCCTGAAAAAGGAGTGGTCCGGGCTTCTGGTGTGTGGCGATTGCTGGGATCCGAAACCTTATTATCTGAATCCTGTGTGGATTGATCCGCAGGAAGGCGCGCCAGTGAAAGAACCACGGCCGCGTCCGGCGAATATCGAACTTGACGACGAAACGCCGGTTGATCCGTCTACGTTCGGGGATCACCAATGACGACTTCGGGCACAATTACATTTGACCTGACGGCGCTTGAGGTGGTCACGCAGGCGTATCGGAATATCGGGATATATGGCGCGCGTGAGAGCCTGAATTCTGAGGACTACGCGATTGGGCAGCAAAAGCTGAACTTGATGTTCAAGTCCTGGCAGATGCTGGGCGTTCAGATGCACAATCGGGCGGAGCAGACGGTTTCTCTGGTGGACGGCACGCAGGTTTACACGCTTTCGCCGCGTCCCGCTCGGGTCGAGAATGTGCGTTTTTCGGTGGATGGCGTTGAGCGTTATCCGATGACGGAATGGGCGCGGGAAGATTGGGATCGGTTGCCGGCCAAGACTTCTGAGGGAACGCCGGTCGTTTATGTGATCGATCGATTGATTGCATCCACGACGCTAACGGTTTGGAAAGTGCCCGATATTCCGAGCGGCGAAACGTGGACCTTGAAGGTTTCCTATGAGCGTGTGCCTGAGGATGTGACAGCAGCAAGCCAGACGCTCGACATCCCGCAGGAATGGCTTGAAGGCGTGATCGACAATCTCTCGATCCGCGTTGCGCCGGGTCATTATGTCGAACCCGCGATTTATGCTGAAGTGAAAGAACGGGCCTTTATCTGGCTCAATCAAATGATCGGCAACGACCGGCAGGGCTATGTCCGGGTTGAGGTAGGAGCTTGAACATGGCGCGTGCAGGTGGGCAGATTTTCCGGGATGTGTTGCGGCGTAAGATGAACGCCGAGAACGATTTGCCAAATTACGACGATCAAGGCGGCGAACTGAGTTGGAAGCGTTTGCCCAATGGCGATTCGCAACCGATGGTTCGCGAGGGTACGCGCGTTAATCCGGACGGCACATTTGATGGTCCGAGTGGTGGTTATCCTAAAGGCGACTATCACGATGAAGCGGATAGCCTGGATGACGATCAGATCCGCGCTTACGAAGAAGATTTTGAAGCCGAAGACAGAATGGATCGCGAGGCTGGGCGCTTGACCGGCCCTGAATTGGCAAAGCTTCAGGGCCGATTGCTCAAGGCGGGAGAAACGGCGGATGGCGGCGATATGGCGATTGTTGACGCCATCTCGGCCGAAGCGGAGCGAATGGGCGCTGAAGGCGTTCCGCTGGAAGATTTGCTGAGCCTTGCAGGTTCTCTTGCTGATCCGTATTCGACTGGCGACGAGAACCAAACGCGGCAGATGTTGCAGCAAGCTTATCAGCGTGGCGCGGGCAAAGCCAAAAACCAAATGAATAAGAACATGGGCAAGCCTTTTCGCTAATGGCGGGCTTTGTCCAAGACGGCGCAACGATGGAAGACGCGCTGGAACTGGCGCGGTCCTTCCACGCGCTGGGCGTGTGGTCACATGCGCCTTTGGACATCGAAGCAGTGCGTACAACCTTTGCGCATCAGGCCGAAAGTGAAGACGGGTTTCTGGCGTATTCGAAGCAGGCCCTCATCATGGGCATCATCGCACCGGTGTGGTTTTCACCGGGCACGAATATCGGTATTGAATTGATCTGGTACAGCCGCAAGCCAGCCGATGGGCAGGCAATGCGGCGTGCATTTGAAGAGTGGGCGACCGCTAAAGGCGTTTCTGAAGTTCAGTTTTCTTGCATGGCGAATGAGCATGAGGCCGGGGTCCGGCGTCTGTTCCGTCAGGCAGGATTCGAACCAATCGAGATCGGTTTTAGGAAGACGGTCGCATGGGACTCACAACAGCATTAGCGATCGCAGGCACGGCAGCGGGGCTTTACTCCTCCAGCCAGCAGACCAAAGCCGCAAGCAATGCGGCGATGGGCCAGAACCGTGCGACTGATCAGAGCGTGGCGCTTCAGCGCGAGGCGACTGACCGCGCCATAGGCACGCTTAGCCCATACTCGCAGCGCGGCAATCGCGCTAATGCGTTCATGGATGCGTTTCTGTACGGCGACGGGTCTTATGCTGAAGATCCGATAGTGACTTCTGCCAGCCCGACATCAAGCCAGAGCCTTGACCAAATTTTGCAGGAGCAAAACCCCGGCGCCTGGAGCGTCTGGCGGGGGTGGGAGGCGAAACTTAAGCCAAGCTCTTACACCAAAGGCCACAGGGCGCAGTTTGGTGACTTTGCCGGGTATCTGAGGGCGACCGATCCCAATGCTATCCAGCGCGCGGAGCAATCGCTTCAGACAAAGGCGGCTGAAGCCAAGGCGAATGAAACGAAAGTTACGCGCTCCGAAGCACAGGGCGCTTACGAAGCCTCGCCGTGGGCCAAGATGGCGACGGATTACGAAGAGAAGGTCAATCCGCTGGTTGACCAATACGAAACTGACATGTGGAACCCGCTAGGCGGGAAAGGGCGGAGCTACGAAGATTCGAAGTGGTCGGATATGTCAGAGCGCGCCACAAAGAACGCGAACGATGAATTTTTGAACATTGCCGGCGCTTCCGGTTCTGCTTTGTCTGGTCGAACCGCACGGGGGCTGCAGGAAAATCGCGCGAACATCGACGATGCTTTCTATACAGATTACGTCAACGCAAATCAGGGTACGACCGGGAAGGTGTTCAGCGCCCGCGATGGCGCATTGACCGATGTTACAAACAAGAAGGCCGGCGCCTTCACGAATTTCTGGAACTCACTGACCGGGCAGTCAGACACCGGCTACTCCGCAGATAAGGGCATTGTTTCTGCGGGCCAGGATTTTGCAAGTGTTGCGGGTCAAGGCCTCGTCGATCAGGCGCAAGTGTCAGGCCAGGCCGGGATGAACGCCGCGGCAAATTCAGCCGACATGCTAAACAATGGCATGTCCTGGGCAGGCTGGCTTTATGGCCAGAAAAAACCGGTAGGTGGGGCAAGCAGCAAAAACAATCGCGTTGTGGACCCTACTAGCATTCGGGTTCTGCCGCGATGATTGCGCCGGGCGTTACTCCTTCAGGCATGCGACGTAGCTTTTGTAGGCCGCCAGCCTGCCTTCGTCGTTTAGTGCGGTCTTCAGTTCCAGGTCTAGAATACTTTTGCACCCATCAAGAAGAGCGGACGACTGCATTTCTTGCGTGCGGACATACTCAGTTTGCGCTCCATGGAGGTGACTTTTTTCGGTTAGCCGATTCGTGTTCGCTCTGGTTTCCGCGACATCAGCCTCGTTCTGCTGCTCTGCCTGGGCGGCGGCGACGCCGCGCTGAAATGAATCAAACGTCCCGGCGTGTACTGGCGCAACCAGACAAAGCGCTGCGAGGGTTAAAAGGGCTTTCCGAATGACCACGTTCGACTCCTTCATGAAGGGCTACCAAGTCGGGGATCAGCAACGGCAGGCGCTGAAGAAGCGCTCCGCGCTGATCAATGCGCAGCAGATTTATGCCCAAGGCGGAGACGCAACGCCAGAACTTCGCAAACAGGGCATGTTCGACGAGGCGACCCAATATGAGCAGCTTGGGCAGAACCGGAAAAAAGAGCAATTATCGCAGACGCTTGGGCAGAAGCTGAACACAGGCGACATCGCCGGCGCACAGTCTGAAGCCTACAATGCCGGTGAACTCGATCTTGGTTCGAAGATCGGGGAAATCTCCGCGAATATGTCTGCGGCTGAAAGGGCCAAGGCTTCGCAGACGATGAACTGGCTCGGCCAGAACGTGGTCAGCCTTAAATCTGTCCCACCGCAAGGACGGCTTGAAGCGGCAATGAACATGCTGAAGCAGGCCGGCATGGGTGAGGACCCGAAGGCAATGGCGTCGCTTCAGC